TACTATAAAAACACACAAGAAATTATTGAAAAAGGAGAATTATTTCAAAAAAATTTAGATAAACTTGTTAATAAACTAAGTTCAATTAATATTTTAAATGCTGGGTGGCAAAAAGTCACTATTGGTTTTATAAGCGGTAACGGAGAAAATCCTCTTAAAAATGCCATTTACTTTAACCATAAAAATATTAATATAGGATTTACTCTTAACCATTATAGTAGTTTTATGGAACCTAAAAATTATAAAGAATATATCTATAGAATTTATATTTATAACAAAAAAGATTTTAAGTATGGCCAAAATCAATGGGATACTTTTATAAAATAATTAAAAAATTTTAAAAATAAAAAAACAAAACATAAAATATAATGTTTAAACATCCAGCAAATGTTTGTATGACATATTTTTCTCATTTTAAATTTTCTATGTATTTAAGTCAAGAATTTGCAAAAGCATCCGTTGGAGCATTTATACATGCATTACATCCTGATATTTTAGTAACTCACAGCACTGATACCATTAAGCGTTTAGATAACAAAATGCAAAAAATAGGTTGCAGAAAAATTGATTGTAAATGATATTTTAATCATATTAAATTATAATTAAAAATGGATACAATTAAAAGATACAAAGCGTTATCTATTGTTAGTAATGTGGAACAAGGTGAATTAATAAAATCATTAATAAAAGAAAATAGAAGATTATTAAAAAAAAATAAAGAAAGAGAAAAGTTTTATAGTACAAAAAAAGATATATTTATAGAAATAGCCGATAGATCTGCAGAATTAATCCACGTAATGGGTTGGTATGAACATGAAGATGAAGATGAAGATCAATATGAAGATGGAAAATTTCATAATGAATGCTTACAAACAATGATAGATATTATAAAGAAAGAATATGGAATTGATATGTAAAAAGTATAATAGATAAATAACTTTAAAATCCAAATAACTTATTCATGTTTAAAATCCAAATAACTTATTCATGTTTAAAACTTCTGGTTTATTTTTTTCTTCTGAAAATAGTTTATTAATTAAACTATCGTCTCTAAAACGAATCGAGTAATCAGATTGACTCTTTTTTCTACCTATTCTTCCCAATGCTTGAATCAACTTTTCCTGTGTCATATTTTCAAGATCTTTAGATAAATAACCGTGACAAAACTGATAATTAGTACCATAAATATAATCTGAAGATGCTATAATAACAAACAATTTTTGTTTTGTAGCCAATGCCTTCATAATATCCAAATATTCTTTATTCATATCTTTTATAAAAACCCCTATTCCCATTAATAGAAGAATTTTATAGGCTTTATCAACATCATTTAAATACATAATCTCTGTTACAATATCATCTTCAATATCACTCGTAAAAGAATTATCTGTCTCTTTATCGCGTGCCCATAATTTTATATGCTGTTTACTATTGGGTATATATTGTGGATTTAATTCTATTGTTTTTATTCTACTTTTTAATGCCTTCACCGTTTTCCTATATTTTTGTTGAATTTTAAATTCATCACTTTTTACATTTTTAGAATGGTCCTTTTCTAACTGTTTACTCCCTAATTTATCCTGACGTTGTTGTTCATCTTTTTCAACCTTATCTAGTTGTTTTGTATATATTCCATTTTCTTTAATAATTTTTAGTATATTATCTAATTCTGTATCTGGAATATTAGATACTTTTAAATAAAATAATCCTAATTTTTTTACATTATCTGAAATAAATATGGTGGGTCCATCTGTTAGAGTATATGAATCTTGGGTTGTTATTTTTATAAAGGATTTCTTATCTTTTTTATATTTTTTTTGAAAATGTTGATAAACCTTTTCATAATTATTCCTCAAAATAGAAAGTATATTTAAATAATACATTTTTAATGACATAATAGTAATGTCACTAATATTTTCAAAATTATTTTCAATATTAAACTGTTCGGGAACTATTTTTTCTTTATTTACATAGTAAATTAATTCTACCATTTTTTTTACATCTATATGTCTAAGAATAGTTAGATTATTTTTTATATGTTGAACACTTTTTCTTAATTCTTTATAATTATCAAAGTATAAATGAGGCATAATAATACTTCCATCTTTACTATATACGGGTATTGATTTTTTACATTCATAACTTTTTATTTGTTCAATATTTGCCCCTTCAAACTTATCACAAAAATATCTACTCATAGAAGACACATCATTTTTATCAGGCAATGTTGCGGAAGATAATACAATATTAGGTATTCTATTTTGTTTCCAATTTTTTTCCAATATTTCATGAAATTCATGTTTCACATAATCCAAAGTTATCGTGGGTTCATCCCAATACCAAACCATATCTTTTTCTTCATTAAATGCACACATATAATTCATAGCCGGTAAAAATGATTGAATATCTGTAATAATAACTTGAACTTTATCTCCAACTGAATTATCTACTCTAAAAATCTGACCAGATTTTCTATGTCTAACAAAATCTTTTGCTGCAAAATAATGCAACCGAATATCACTAGGATCTTTACATCCAAATGCTATAGCAATAGGAATCTCCATTGAAATGCACGATTTAGCCAATTGTAACCCAATATGTTTTGCTGCACATGTAAATATGACTTTTTTACCCCTTGCCAACCCTACAGGAGATATAGTTTTCCCGGTACCGGTTGGTGCCTGGTAATAAATCATTTTAGGACCATCCCTTTTTATAGATGTAAATAAATCCTTTTGATGCTTATATAATTCAACATCTCTATATTTAAAAATTATCTTATTTTTTTCTATATAATCAAATGAATTTTTTATTAATTTTATTTTATTGATTTTTTTTTTATTTTCTGTAATTACAAAATTAATAAAATCAATAATAAATTGGTTTATATGTTTAATATTATTTTTCATAATATCACATATAGAATAATATGTCATTGGACAATAATCATTTTTATAAAACTTATAAACCAGTTCAATTAAAATAAATTCAATAATTTCATGTTTAATATCTTCGATTTTTTTTGAACTATTTTTAATTCTAATAAGATTTGCCGTATTTATTTTTTTTGACGCTTTTTTTGTTTTTTTTATTTTCCATTTTATTTGATATATATTTATTATTTTTTTTATTATGTTTTCAAAATATTTTTGATATAAATAATAATGAAAGCACGGTTCATCAGTGCCTATTTTTAAGTAAAGTAACAAACTATTTGTTTCATTTTTTGAAAAATTTATATTATCATAAGAATTATAGATTAAATCTAAAATAGACTTTTCTTGAGGGTTTACCGGAACCTCTAAAAATTCCCATTCTTTTTTGGTAAGTTTTTCTTGTTTAAGATCCATGAATTAATATAATAAATTACCTTTATTATATTAAATTAATTTCAATTTTTATTCAGCATTTATGTTACTTTTAATCTATATTATTTTTCAATAACAAACTGGTAAAAATAGACTTTCCTTTATATTTAAGATGATCTCGTTCTTGTTTTGTAGTAGGAAAATCTTCCATTCCGTAAATATCTTGTAATAATAACCATTCAAATAGTCCACCAGGATATATAAAGACATTTGTAAATCCTAGACCTGATAATTGTTCGTATTTTTTCATAAGATTGGGGGCATTTGCATTTTTATCATAAATAATAATATTAATATTTATATTTTGAGTCATAAAATGATTAATATATTTGACTTCATTTTCTATAGAAACAGTATTTTTGATTAAACAAGACTGTTCTTTCTCATCTAATGTATTAATTAAAATAAATTCATTGTCTTTATTTAATAAATACTGTATATCTTCAAAGTTTACTTTTCTACTGACAGATTGAGATTGACCCATTAAATAAATATGATAATATAAATATCATATTTATCTTTATTTTAATTTTTTTTGTTTAATTAATTATTTAGTTTAAATAATTATTTAGTTTAAATAATTTTTATTAACTTCTGGATGCTCGACGAATAAATGACCAATATGGGAAATTCTCGTGCATATATGCAGTCTTTGTCAATAATCTGTCATTGCCTGTTTTATAAAATAATCCCAACTGATTTGATTGAGACAGACTCGTTTTTGTTTCAATAATTCTATCGAAATTAGATCCATTTAAAAATGTTAATGAATCTGTTCCGTCTAAAGCATTATCATTAGGATCATAACAGAAATCACGACCCCATTTTATTGCTCCAGTATTTCTTACACCTGAAATGCGTGTTTTATCTTCGGCACATTTTAATCCGGGTTTACAATCTCTATCACTATCACAATCCCCCTCTCCTTTATTAAGTCCTCTTCTACCATTAGCCTGTGATGGATCCCATCCAAACCATCGTGCATTTACTTTTGCTCCACTACCTCTAACTGATGGAGATGTTAACATTAGAGATTTAAATTGGTTCCATCTGCTATTCCAAAGTTGTTTATTTTGTTTTACGAACTGCCAAAAAGGGAAATATTTCATATCATAAATTTGTTTTTTTAATTCATAATTATTAACCCAATATATACCTTCCTTAATTCCAGATTTTGACAATGGGGAATCTTCAACTGGTAAAATAGATCTAAATCCCCCTGAAAAACTTATGTTACCATTATCTAAAAGTTTATTATACTCTGTTGCAGTCATCATCATAGTAAAATCCTTCCAGCAAGGTTTTTCCCATGGAATATCTGGAAATTCACCTCTTACTAATTGATTATTGTACATATATCTGTTAAAGTTGGCCTTAGGATTTACACTATCTCTAATATTCTGGCGTTTATAATATAGCAAATTGTGAAAGAATTGTGATACACTCCATTCACCTTTTTGCCCATTCGCCCACCATTGACCTACCCATCCATTGGGCCATGTATTTTTATTGTCAGGCTGTAACTTACCTTTATTATGAAGTCCTGCTTGACGATAAATTTTCTTAGAACATTCTAAAGGTCTAGGTCTAAATCTATCTTCACACGGGTCAACATTTCTTCCAAAGCATTTTTTGTTTGTTATATTGGCTTCATTGTAATTACCAGATGTATTTGAAGTTTTTACAAATCCTTTCATATTTCGTACGGCATCGCCATAAGAATGTTCATTCCACCAATTATAATCCTGTTGATCTGTAACACGTTGATTTAAATCTCCAGTGCATCCACTCTTTTTCCATAAGTTTGATAAACATGCTGGTGTATGAGGACCTGTAAACATATTTGGACCGACACATGGAAACATTTGTTTAAATTTCGCACACATATTTGGTTCGATTAGATTGCCAGGAAAATCTAATCCTTTTTCACCTCCGTCGCAAACACAGCATGCTTGATTTCCAGTTAACCCTTGATAAGTAAATTTGTTTCCCCAACTTTTACAGTTATTACCCTTTGCATATTCTTCGCAACTATATTTTTTACCATCTTTATCATGCCACTTGCGACTACTGCCAAATTGACTAGGTAATTTTGTTTTTAAATCTTTACACTTTCCAACAAAATCACTCGAATCTCCCATAATTTCGTTTACCTTTGATTTCCAATCACATTTATCTTCAGGATACTTTGCAACCCATCCTTTTCCATTAGATGCTCTTTTTTTAGGAACACCTCTATTGGTGAGAGGACACCATCCACAAATAGATTTCTCACCAGTAGCATCCCCGCAATCTATCATTGTGTTGCAAATTCCTTGTTCTTTTGCTTTGGTACATCTCTCGGATGCTCCGTCTCCCGGGGCAACCCATCCACCTTTTGGACAAACATCCGCTTTAGGTCCACTTGCATCTCCATATTGAATTTTATCTGAATGCCAACAATATCCACAATCATTCTCTGTCATTAAACTACAATCATTATTTTTATCAATAATTCTACACTTTTCTATTTTTTTGCTAATATCCGTTTTTTGAACATTTGCAGTTGGATTTTTTTCTAATAATTCGGATTTATCTAAATTAAGATCAACAAACTTCGATTCATCCCCCCCTCCTTTTACAACTTGAGGAAATTTACGATAATTATAATATTTATCTTGATCTTTTAAATGTTTTGCTTGTTCTGGATATGTTAATCCTTCTTTTAAAGATTTTTTATGAAATAATTGGATATATAATAAAATAGTCATACAGAACAAAACTATTGCTAAAAAGATATATTTCATGATATAAATAGTCTATAAAATAAATTTATAGATTATTTAATAAAATTTATACTAAAAATATTTCATAAGGGTTTACAGTATTCCCATCTTTTTCGTCTGTCATTTGTATAACACCATATACCACCAGGTTCATTATCGGGATTTCTACAATAATTATGATTTCCTAATCCTTTTCCTCTATAACGTCCAGTTGTAACGTTATGTCTATGTGGCCATTGTACTGTCCATTTTTGACATTTTCGTCCTGAAATAGTGGTATTTGCACATCCTCTATAATCATGTTGTCTCCATCCGCGTACTTTTTCATCACATTTTCTGCCTCCATGTCCCTTAGACCAAAATCCATGACTTCCATAGCCAAAACCACTTCTGCCTTCTTGAGAAGCCTTACAATTAGATTTTAAACACCCCCTTCCTCTATTGTTATCACTATTTCTACCTTTATTCCAACTAAATCCATCACAATTTGCATTTTCACTACATTTTTCTTTAAATTCTTTTAATGTACCTCCTCCGCAAGAGATAGAGGAGCAATGGGGCCATCGAGAATACCATCTTAGATGAAAGGGTGAGATTTGAACTTTTTTAGGAACATAATATTTATTACGCCGTGCCGCCCATCCTGAATGTTTATTCCCTCGCAATGTTTGATCTTTATCTTTACCTTTTGTATTCCAACAATGCCCTTTCCCTCCACTATTAACATGCCAAGGATATACTGAAAATTTACAATTAGATTTTGTTTGACAAGTATTTTGACATTGCCGTGCTGTCATAGAATGACTTATATGATCATATTTTCCAGAAGGATTTAACCAAAATCCTTCCTTCAACTTAAATTCTCTAAATGGTTTAAAAAAGTCTGTATCACCAAACATACCTAAAAATATACAAATTGTTACCACTAATAATACATTAAATAATGTATCTTCAATAGAAGCAGATTGAGTATAAGTATACATCATCATACCTAAAACCATAAAAATAAATAATGAATATGGTAATTGTCCTATACCATATATTAACCCCATTGTAACACATACTGATAAAATTACCATATAAATGGGTTCTTTATTATTTATTCCGGTTATAATCATCAATCCACCAAAGGTAACTCCGGCAACTAGTTTTATAAGATCAAATGTTTCCATTATATTATTATGCGATTTTAAAATTTTATTTACCTCAATATATTGTTTTTTAAAATAATATATTGTTTTTTAAAATAATATATTGTTTTTAAAATAATATATTGTTTAAATGTCTTATTCTATAATTTATCAGATATACAATAATCTGCACCTCTTACGGCTTGTCCTTCGCATCCAGGAACTTTTTCATTACCACGACGTTGAAAACATTTTAAACCCGTAGCACAATCTCTATTACTATCGCAATCCGCCTCACATTCTTTAAGCCCTCCCCTTACTCCTCTTGGGGTCCAACCCAAAAATTTTAGTTGATTACTATTATAAAATCCCGAATTACCTTTCTCGGTAAAATTTGGATTATTACATGTCTGGGTATTACACATTCTTTTATTTTCTAAAGGAGGACACGGTTGTCCTCCAAACTTAGCAGGATATTTAACACTTCGTCTTCTAACTTTAATACCTCCTCCGCATTTTTTAGAACACTCACTCCAACCACCCCACTCGCTAACAATACAATCTTTAGGTTTGGGAAATCTATAATATAAATCATTTATAATCATTTTACATGTCATTTTACATTCAGATTTATTTTTTGAACAACTTTTTTGATTATTTAATTGAACCCTATTATATTGCGTTTTTAAAGAATTTTTTCCTGTTGGATTTATACCGGGCCATCCAAACGTAATTTTTTGATCATCTATAGACATACCATTTCTGTTTATTACTTGACCATTACCTTCGACTTTCAACCACATAACATGGCAATCATCTGTCGCAGTCATATTCATTACGACCCCCTCATATCTATATCTTCCCAATCTCATATTAACAGTATCTCCGGGTTTAATTGGATCTGGTGGTGAAGGTTTTTCTCCTAATAAAAACATTGAACACTCTTTTCTTTCTTGATAGGTCTCTGCCATTTTGATTTTATCCATAATTATTTCTAAATCTTTCTTATATTTTTTTACATTTGTAGTAGCCCACGTTGTGTTATATCCTCCCCCTGTTTTTGCATACCAATTTACTAATGCAACGTGCATTTTTACATATTTTTTACCTTGTCTGTGTTGAAGATACCACCATCCAGTCCATCCTTGGTCTTTTCCTTTTTTTGCACATCCTGAGTCTAACCATAATTTTTGCAAACAAACTGCGTGAGGAGTACCTTTACTATTATACTTCATATCACATGGATCGATATTATTATGGTTACCATAACAAATATCACTATTATCACTCGCGACATAATAATCGTTGCTTCTTGTTTTATCATTCGTTCCTTTCATAATAGAACCTGCATCTTTATAAGGCATTTTAATGGCTTTTCCTAAATCTTCAGGACTTTTTCCATAAGGTGTTTCATCTGTGCATTTTGAATTTGTCCATAATTTTTTTACACAATCCCCTGAATGAGGACCAGATAAATAATACGGTGTTACACATGGATGATCTTTTGCAAACTGTTTACATTTAGAACCCGGAATCAAACCAAATCCAGCACCTCCGCATACATCATCCTTATACTTAGGCATATACTTATCACCTATCTTTTCCATTACCATAGATGTGCCTGTAGTTGGACAATATCCGCAAAGTTTTTCGGCTTCACCGTATAAATCGCCACAATTTTTTACTTCAGAACAAATTGTTTTTTCACGGAGTTCTTGACATTTACTCACATCCGATGTCCACATCTTTTCAGGACAAACATCTGTTTTTGGCCCTCTATTATTACCAAAATCAAACTCTTGTGTTATAGAACAATATCCGCAATCATTATTTGCCAATTGCTCACATTTTGTTAAAGCACGGCAATTTGTAACCTTTCTATCTATATTACTTTTATCTAATCCAACCTTTTGTGTATATTTTTTTAATTTTTTATTACTATCTAATTTATAAAAATCATTTATACCAGGTTTAGTAACTAATAATCCTGCACCAGGACCTTGACTTCTAACATCATAATATTTATCTTGTTTATTTAAAAATTGTCTTTGAGTTTTTACTTGAATCTCACTAGCAGTTCCTATAAAGGGTTCTTCATTTTCTTTTATTACGTATATTTGATAAAATAATACTAAAATTATTAATAACCCTAAAATTAACAATATCATAATATATATATAAAATATAAATATATTATTAATTATTTGAAATCAACTATAATTTCTATTT